TCAGTCTTTTTCATCTTTCTCCTTGCTTTATTAGTTTCATTATTTAAGGTATCTATTTGTCTTTGTGCCCAATCTTCAGCAGCATTATCAAAGTCTGCATTACCACCCCAAAGTAACCAAGCAACTAAACCAGCACCAGGATATTCTGAATCATCAGGATTATTATTTTTTGGTGCTTGTCCATCTACTTTGTGACGGGCAAACCAAGGGGCCATCTTTCTTACTTTGTCTTCAGAGATATTGCCATCAGCCATCTCTCTTGCTTCTCTTTTAGTAGCATCAGTAAGTCCATCGCCACCAAAACCTTCTTCCAAGTAATCTAGTCCTCTTTGTGCATTATTTCTAATGAACTGTGGAACATTGTCTACAGGCATTATTCCTTGACCTCATCACTGTAAGCAGCCTTTGGATCTGTTGGATCAACTAAGGATACTTGCTGTAATTGTGCTGAAGGCAATCCTGTGTGAGTTAGTTCTGAGATATCTAGCATCTTAGCCACATCATCTGGATTGTATCCAACCTGTACCAAGATAGAGGCAATCTCAGCCTTCATCTTATCTCCAACAAGTGGTGCTTGTGAAGCATCAATGTTTTGTAGAGGAAGTCTGTATTGATCTCCTGGCTCACCAAGTGATGATAAGTCTTCGTATTGGCGTACATCGTTTAGTGACAAGAAACCTTCTCTTAGTCCCTTTGTGTATGCATCAAAACGCTCAATTGTAGTACCACGCAAAAGTGCATCAAGGTTAAAGCGAATAAATCCATCTGACTCAGGAAGTAGTGGAGATAGTGCTTGTTCTAAACGCTCTAGCAATGGACGCAATGAGTGTTGTACAAAACTAAGGTTCTGTGCTTCTACTGATGCGTAGGACATTGCTCCTTGTGTAGGATGACCTAGCAGTGACAATGGGACACGGAAAATTCTTGCAATATCTTCTACATTGAAGCGTCTGACCTCAATGAGTTGTGCGTCAGAGGCATTTAGTGATAGTGGCTTAAATGCTGCACCACCAGAAAGAATACCAACTTTACCAGACATGTATGGTCCAGAGTGTGATTCTTGCCAGTTACGAGCAATATCTCCTGCTTGTTCTGCGTTTAATTCTCCTGCAACTTCAATAACTCCACCAGGATTTGATGCATTACCAAAGTATGAGGCTGCATATGTATCAGAAGCCTGTGCAATACCAACAGACATACGGCAAGCACCAATTGGGCTTAAGCCATAGTGTGATCCTGGCATTCTAAATAGTGGAATGTGTAGAACTTCATTGCTTGTTAAAATTTGATCGTAGATGCCATTCTCTATATCTTTAATTCTATAGACAAGTGGCTCTCCTGGAATAGGTCTTTCAATTCTTACTTCATTAGGGTTTAATACATATAGTTCTGTTACTTCGTTATTGTCATCTCGTACCGTCAAAATAAATGCGTTACCATGTAGATGCATAGAAGTAATTACTTGCTCAATAAATTCTAGTCTTGTTGATTCTGGGTTTGGCTTATTTACCCATGCTGGAGTCTCTCCATAAACCGTTGTATATGAAAGACGATTGCGTCCTCTGCGTACATATGCACCCATTGGCAATGAAGAAATAGTATCTCCAAGTAGTCTTACGCAAGAATAAACGGTAGATGTACGAATAGCAGATTCTGTATCAACATATGTACCTGTATTGGCTACACCAAATAGAGGACGAGGTGGAATCAATGGAAGTATATATTGACTATTCATATCTCTGGCTTCTTCTGATGCCTTTAGTCTTTTAGATAGACTCATTTGATTACCCTTTTCCCTTAGTTAATTTTACCATGTGCTGATTGCTACTCGCTCCCAGGTATTTGCTGCTATGCAGATATAGATGTAGTCATTATCGTATGTAATTGTTCCTACGGTTCCCGTCGCAGATGCTGAGGCTGGAGTCTTTGTAGTTAATTGCAAATCACCATAAATTCTTACAGATCCAAGGTTTCCACCAGCAGAGTCAAACTTACCCTTGATTAAAGGTGTTGATGTAGTGCTGTTAGAGATATATAGATTATCAGATGTAGTTTCATTTACGCCTGCGTTATATCCAAGGAATAAGTTACGATTACCTGTTGTATTATTTGCTCCTGCTCTATATCCAAGGGCTGTGTTATTTGTTCCTGATGTTACTGTTGAAATAGGTATACTGAATCCAGTACCTGTCAATAATCCTGCAGGTGCTACTGTATTATCTATAGTAAGAGTTGCTCCTGCTAACATTCCAATTCCAGCATTAACAAGTGTAACTACTGTTACAACTCCACCAGAAACTGTTATATCTACTGTTGGGAAAATCCACCATAGATCATTATTTGGATTTAAAGTAACTCCAGTATAAACTCCATTAGTATATCCAGACCCTGGTGTAATTGCTCCAAGGGTTGCAATAATAGATGTGTTGTCTCTAAGTGCTTCTCTACCAATTGCAACTTGTCCAGCACCTAAAACAGTTGATCTCAATGTTTGAGATCCCATTGCAGTATTTTGAGAACCAGTTTTACTTGAGTACATAGTACTTTGACCATTAGCAACATTACCATTGCCTGTTACATGATTTTGCATAGAAGAAACACCAACTGCGTTGTTACCAGTAGGAGTAGTTGCATATTGAAGAGCACTTGCTCCAATTGCAACATTGTTAGTACCAGTAGTCATACTTTGTAAAGTCTGTATTCCAATTCCTGTATTGGCATTACCAGTAGTATTTGCAGTCAAAGAAAATTGTCCAATTGCTGTATTGGCTTGACCAGTAGTATTTGCTTGCAAGGCATTTTGTCCAATAGCCACAAGTCCCTCGCCCGTTGTATTTGTCTGAAGAGCATTAGCACCAATTGCAAGGTTACCACCTACTGTATTAAGGCGTAGTGTATTAAATCCAATTGCAACATTTGATGCACCTGTTATATTGGCTCCAAGTGCTTGACTACCAATAGCAACATTGTAACTAGCAGTAGTATTTGCATCAAGTGCATCTTTACCAATTGCAACATTTTCACCACCAGTTGTATTTGCAACTAATGCTTGACTACCAATTGCAAGATTGTTAGCACCTGTTGTATTAGCATAAAGTGCTCTATAACCAATAGCAGTTTGATCACTTACTGTATTAACATTGAGTGCTTGACTACCAATTGCTATAGACCTTGATCCCGTAATATTTGCAACAAGTGAACTTTGTCCAAAGGCAACATTGTTAGAGCCAGTAGTATTTGCAAGAAGGGCTCCTCCACCGTAGGCAATATTTGCATTACCTGTTGTATTGGCTTCAAGTGCACCATTACCAACTGCCATATTTGCTTGACCAGTTGTATTTGCATAAAGTGCATTTAAACCAATTGCTACCATTTGTGATTCTGTTGTATTTGAATATAAAGCAGAACCACCAATAGCAACATTTCCAGCACCTGTTGTATTATTTAAAAGTGCATTTATTCCAATTGCAAGATTGTTATTAGAAGTTGTGTTGTTACCAAGTGCAGCATTTCCAATTGCAACATTTCCTGCACCTGTTGTATTATCTTGTAATGCTCCTACACCTATCGCTGTGTTATAACTTGCAGTTGTTAAAGAACCTAAAGCACCACCACCAACAGCAACATTATTATTACCAGCAGTTTGAGCACCAAGAGCAAAGTTTCCAATAGCAACATTTTCATCACCAGAAACATTGTATCGCATAACATCAGCACCAATACTGAGGTTGTTTCTTCCAGTTGTTGTTGCTACCTGTCCTCTAGAACCAATTGCTGTGTTCTGATCACCTGTAGTTAGATTTGAAAGGTTTCCAGAATTACCAATAGCAAGGTTACCAAATCCAGTACCAGTTCCGTTATTAATATCAATTCCATCAATTTGCATACCACTTGTAACTACTGGAGTACCAGCACTCATTACAAATGTATCACCTGTACCTGTTTGTGAGTTAATACTTGATGTACCCGCAGTTGAACGAATAGGTCCTGCTGTTAAATCTCCAGCACCTGTCGCTCCCGTCGCTCCTGTGGCACCTGTGACACCAGTTACACCTGTTGGACCTGTAGGTCCAGTATCTCCAGTGACACCTGTAGGTCCTGTAGGACCAGTGTCTCCAGTTACTCCAGTTGCACCTGTATCTCCAGTGACTCCAGTAGGCCCTGTAGGGCCTGTGTCACCAGTAACTCCAGTTGGGCCTGTGGGCCCAGTATCTCCAGTCACACCTGTAGGGCCTGTAGGCCCAGTTGCTCCTGTAACACCTTTTTCAGCAAAGAGTTCCCATTCAGTAGGATCGTTTGCAGGATCAGTGTAAACATTTGTTGTAACTACAGTGCTTACATAAGTATTACCATCAACTGTACTTACAGCAACAGTATCTTTTACATAACTTGCTGACACCCATAATCCAATAAAGTTTAATGTTGTGCCTGTGGCACCTGTGGCACCAGTTGGACCTGTATCACCAGTTACACCTGTAGGACCAGTATCACCAGTCATTCCAGTAGAACCAGTAGGTCCTGTATCGCCAGTAACTCCAGTAGGTCCAGTATCTCCTGTGACTCCTGTTGGTCCTGTAGGACCAGTGTCTCCAGTTACACCTGTTGGACCTGTATCTCCTGTAACACCTGTAGGACCTGTTGGTCCAGTGTCACCTGTAACTCCTGTGGGTCCTGTTGGACCAATATCTCCTGTAACGCCTGTGGGACCTGTAGGTCCTGTATCTCCAGTAACGCCAGTTGGACCAATGTCGCCAGTAACGCCTGTTGGACCTGTTGGACCTGTAACTCCAATAGGACCTGTTACGCCTGTAGGTCCAGTATCTCCTGTTACTCCTTGTTCGCCTGTCATACCAGTTGGACCAGTATCGCCTGTGACACCAGTAGGTCCTGTGTCTCCAGTT